CTTAGTGATGTCCTCATGTAGTTGTTGCATGAAGCTATCCTTGTCACGATAGAACCATTCTGCTTTGCGCTGTCTAGCTGTCTGTACATTACTGAATGCACCACGCCCAGCAGTATATAAGCAACCCTCAATACAGCTTGCCATAGCAGCCATAGAGCATGAGTTGAATAGCTTACCATCTACCATGACTTTGTAGGGTGTCATGTATAGAATAGCTGTCAAGTATTCGGAGCCATCACCCTTGATAGTTTTGGCGTTGGTTCCAACACCTAGTAGTTTATACGTTGGCATTTGTTAGTCCTCCTTTGGTATATATTTACCAGTCTCATCCATTTCAGATATCATGTCAAGTTGTTCATTAAACTTACTAGCCATATAGTTCCAAGTTAACATCATAGCTATGTTCATTTCGGAAGTTGTCATTTGTGATTGCAACGCATCCATATCCTCTGGAGTAGCTGCTAGTCCGATAGTATCCCATCGTCCATATCCATTGCTTGCTTGCATTAGTAGTCCTCCTTAAAATATCTATGTTCTACTATACATCCGTTTGTATCTTTCCATTCACAAGTATATATGAACTGTCTTGTACTTTTATTAAAGTAAAAGCTTATAATATTTCCGTAGTCTTTTATGAACTGTCCGTATTGCATTAGTCAGTCCTCTCTCCTATATTTACAAAGACACAAGAGCAACCCATTGTCAAGCAAAGTCTGAGTTGGCTCAGATTAGCTGCTCTTGTATCCACAAAATACAGTACACTTTTCCTGATTACGGACTGATTCAAGTCACCGTTCTATAGCATATGGTTACAATACACCTTCTGTTGTATGCTATACAGTTTTGGCTCTATAGCACGTTTACCCACGTCACTTCCAGTGGACAACTTTACCGTTCCTTAGTCGGTTCATTTGGTCGCAGTCTATCAAGTCAGATAGCTAGGGCTAATCAATTTAGTTTATCTTTTATAGTTTATCTTTCTAGTTATTGTTTGTTAGTGTCTTTAGTTTTTCGTATTTAGTTTAGTTAGTCAAGTATTTATTTTTTAGTCTTAGTCTTTAGTATTATTTGCAGGGGCATTTCACCGTTGCTGTCTAAGGACGCTGAAACACTTTGAAGGATATACATCGCTTGCGTTTTGTTTCTTGTCGCTTTCGATGTAATCAATTTGGCATGTTGCGGTTTTGGATGCAAGGCTTTTTTGTAACTATTTTATAAGTTGTTGTTTTATAATGATTCTTTTTTTAGTTGTTCCTGTTTGGTTCTTGCTTGTGTTGTTTGTTCCTGATTCGTTCTATTATTAATATATATACTGTGTTAGGGGGGTATGGTATTTTGTGATCACAAATAGAGGGATATAGTTATGCTTCCTTCTTTGTTTTGTGATCACGTTTCTAGATTGTGGCATAAATACAACACCTTTTTATGCTTTATTGAAGATGTATCAGTATAAAAGCATAGCAATAACAGTAACTTAGCTAGTAAAACATTGTAGAAAAGCAAAGACTGCCTATCAAAGAGAGGGGTGGCGAGGGACACTGGGGGGTATGGGGTAGTGTGTANTCGCATGTATACAAATACCCTCTTGACACAGCCTTATTTCTGAGTATAACTGCGGAGCAGGAGCAGTTAGTTAAACATTTTAAGTTAAACATAATAAATAATAAACTAAATAAATAGTTAAACTATATAAAAAAGATTGGACATAGGTAAAGTTTAACTTGACAGTTATACTGTCCGTGTGTATACTTCTTATTAATAACACAATATAAAGTAACAAACAATAAGTGTTATACTAAGGTATGTGTAGTAATCTATGTGTTACTCTTCCTCCATGTCTCCCTCCTCTTACATGTAGCAACTACACATACCTCCTTTTAAGGAAACAACTGTTTCTATAGGTAGGACTATGTATAAGAATAAAGTAAGTATGTACTCTTCTGAAGATGTCATTGAAGAGTTTTACGATGCAATAGCAGACGGTGACAGTAAAAGACTAAGACGTGTACACATTCCTAAGTCAGACGTGTTCTATGTAAGGGCAGCATTGGAAGCTAGACTAGGACAGAGGTTTACTCTAGACCATGTAGAGAGAGCTATGTACCTTGAGGGACACTTACAGAAACATGAAGTGTTAGACCCTGAAAGAAAAAGACCAGGTGTAGGATAAAAAGTGTTGACAAATGTTAAGCTGTGCGTACAACTATGTGTACTAATGATAGTAACAGCTTGTCAAACTATAACATATACAGCATCGTGCAGGGTGGGAGATACTGCATGTCAGAGAAACCAGAATGCACAGACACTCGCACTTATCGGACATCCCAAGGCTGCTACGAAACTTATGTGTAGTGATAATACTATTGGTAGCCTTTTGCCATCCAGTGAATGCCCAGGAACAGACTGAACTAGACAGTGGTATAACTAACACTACCACAACTACTACAGACACAGGCAACGACATTGAGGGTGACTTTTCTAATAACTACGAAGACTCGATTATAGATTCAAACAATCAAAGCGAGACTACAAACTACAACGGAGCAGGATCATCCCCAGGTAGTAACCCTGTAATGTCCAGCATAGCTCCAACAGTAATGGGTGGGGGAGGTAACGACTCTTGCTTAATCCCGAAGACTAGAGGGTTACAATTAAATATAATTGGCCTGAGTCATGGTGAGATGCAGCAAGACCCTAATTGCAATCGCAGGAAGAATGCTAGATTGCTGGGGTTACCTCAACAGGTTGGAGGGCTAGGATTACAGGTATCGGCTATCTCAGTGATGTGCCAAGATGCTACAGTGTTCAGGAGTATGATGTTAGCTAATACTCCGTGTCCAATAAACGATGCACGTACTGGCAAGTTGTTGATGGGCAGAAACGCTATAATGAAATACAGAGAGAACCCTGCTTTATTTGTTGTAGGGTATGAGTTGGACAAAGAGTTTTGGGATACCTTGTTAAAGGTAGGAGAGGAACACAATGAAGAGTTTGTCAAAGACACTACTACTAAGCGCAGCCTTAGTGACCAGTTCAGGAGTAGCAAACGCAGAGATAACGGACCCAGCACTAACGATGACGGGGCAGGAAAAGATTGATGCTCTAATATCTTCACTGGGTGCTATTAAGAACAGGGTGACGGACAACGGATACAATACAGTAGGTGCTGTAGGATATGCTGCGTTGGGCGGTGTTGTTGTAGATGACGCATTTAATGATGGACTCATTACACAGCAGGAGTTAGATGACTACATAGATGCACATGATCTTGTAACAGGACACGACTACGAGACTGCTACCACGGCACAGCAGTTGTTCACACAAGAATACACAGCAGCTATGAATGACTTGGATGAAGCTATAGATGTGTTAGCTGATGCTTCAGCAGAGATACTAACAGCTACTGGTATCATGGAGATTGCTGCAACAGCAGATACATCACCAGAGCAGACTGCATTGCAAGGCATGATGGCTACAGATGAGTACAGTATAGATCAAGCAGAAGTAGATGCGTATAACCAAGCTGTAGTACAAGTAGAGAACTACGCACAACAAGCTGGTGCATTCATGGCTGCAGCTAATGATACAGAACTAACAGCTAGTATAGACAGTTATGCTACACAGAATAACTTTGTAGTTGGTAGCTACACAGCTATTACTTACACACAAAGCGTTGATGAGTTTGTAATCAACTGGGATAACGATGGGTTTGGATCTGGTTGGCAGGGCTACCTAACAGATGATATGAAAAGTGCTGCAGACATTTACGCTGCTGGTGAGTATGTAGAAGAATACGGAACTATGCCAGTACCCGTGCAGTAATGAGCATGGAGTTTAGCATAGGAGGATTTAACGTAAAGGGCTGGATGGTTGCTGTAGCACTTCCAGTTCTGTCTGCTGTATCAGGTAGTGTGTATTGGGGATACGATACTCTTAATAGATTCTACGGTGTAGAGGGTGGTGTTGGTGAAGCACTAAGTAAAGCTGGAACCAACGCAAAGCAAATTTCAGAACTACAAAAAAGCTTGACTAAGTTAAGTAACGACACTGCAACAGATAGAACAGCGAATAAAACATTTGCGTCAAACCAGCTAACGACAGCAAAGACTGCTATAGCAAATGAGATACAAGCTAAGACAGATAAACTAAATAAGCAAGTAGTAGAACTAGCAGAGGAACTAACACAGCAGATAGTAGAACTAAAGTCTGCACTAAACAGTAGAGTACAAACTGTAGAACAAGCTGTGATAGATAACGATGTACGTGGACTCAATACTAAACTAGCACAGCTAACTACAAACATGCAGCAGATACTACAACAGCAGAAAACATTACTAGATCTAAGATCACAGGTTGACAAAGCTACTACAATAACAGATACTATAGGAGACAAGCTTGATGTTATTCAAACAGAAATTGACGACATTTGGAAAGCGTATGATAGCATGGTTGAGAACCCTCTATAAGAAAGTCAGAAGGAAGTAATGGCTAAACCAGCAAAAGGCAAGATGTTTGCCAAGACAACTACCAACCCTAAGACAGGACGTAAGATTAAAGTAAGCTACGGTCAGGCTGGTAAAGCCAAGGACGGTGGTAAACGTATACGGCCTGGTACTGGCAAGGGTGATTCGTATTGTGCAAGAAGTGCAGGACAGATGAAGAAGCACCCCAAGGCAGCAGCTAATCCAAACAGCCCACTACGACTATCTCGTAAGAAGTGGAAGTGTGCTGGTACTAAGTCAAGGAAAGCATAATGGCAAGCAAACCTAAGAATGCAGCTTTGTATTCCAGAGTAAAGTCTGAAGCTAAGAAAAAGTTTAAGTGGCCTAGTGCATATGGTTCAGCATGGCTAGTCAAGACCTACAAAAAACGTGGGGGTACTTACAGTAAGGGAGGTTCAGTTGCATCGAAAGTCAAGACACGTACTAGAAAGTCGTAGAGGTTTTGCTGAGGGTGGATTAACTCAATGGTTTAAGGAAGACTGGCGTGACGTAAAGACAGGCAAAGAGTGTGGACGCAAGAGTGTTAAAGACAGCAGCAGACCCTACCCAGCTTGTAGACCAGCAAAGGTAGCAGGTAGAATTAGTAAAGCAGAAGCAGCAAAAAAGACAGGACCAAAGAAAGTTAAATGGTCTGTAACAGCATCAGGTAAGAAAAGAAAATGACTTTATATTTTTTAGTAGATGAAAATAATGTAGTTACAAACGCTTCAGAAGATGCAGAAGGTATAAATACTGTTTTGGTTGATACTGATTGGATACAAGCACCAGAAAATGTTACTATGGAATCCATATTAGGATTGACTTATAACAGTGAATCAAATACATTTGCGTAAAAGGAAAGTATAATGGCAAAAGGTGTTCCTCATTATTTTAAAGATGGTACTGAGCATAAGGGTGGTATGCACAAGATGCCTAACGGACAACTCCATTCAGGTAAGACACACGGTAAAAATAGTAAACAATTAGTTCACTTTAAAGACTTAAGTGCAGCAGCTAAAAAGAAAGCAAAAGGGAAGAAGAAATGAAAAAGATGAACGAAGGAATGAAAGCACTAAAGAAAGAAGCACCAGACGTAGCTAAGAAGATGGGCTACATGTATGGTGGCATGGCTAAGAAAAAGATGGGCATGATGGGTGGCGGTATGGCTAAAAAGATGGGCTACGCTAAAGGCGGCATGGCAATGTGCGGTGCATCTAATCCTGCTTCACGTCCAATGAAGAAAGGTAAGTAGCATAACGGATATGCAATAATAGGTACTACTACTTGACCTATATTTGAGTATAACTATCTCCGCACACAAACACAGGAGATAGTGCTATGAAAAACTTACTAAGAAGAATGTGGGATGCCCACGTAGTCAGACAACAAAAACGTGCAGACTTTAGAATGCTACACATGTTGGATGACAAACAACTAAACGATCTAGGTATAGGTAGATCACAAATAAGGAATGCAATATATGGCGAGGAATCTAACAGATAAACAACAAAGATTCTTAGATGTATTATTTGATGAAGCTAATGGTGATGTTGTCGCTGCTAAAAAGTTGGCAGGTTACGGTGATAACAGCAACACTGCAGCGATTGTTGAATCTTTAAAAGATGAAATCGGTGAGAAAACTCGTACATATTTTGCACGTACTGCACCTAAAGCTGCTATGGCTATGGTTGGTGCGTTGTATGATCCGACAGAGCTAGGCATTAAAGAAAAGATGGTAGCAGCAAAAGACTTGCTTGACAGGGCAGGACTTGGTAAGGTAGACAAAGTAGATGTTACTAGCGGTGGTGGAATCTTCTACCTACCACCCAAAGAAGGTGAAAACGAATAGTACCACAACGAGAGTTAGGCTATTGGCAATTACCCAAACCGCCTAAGACACACAATAAACAATGGCACAAGATTGTCAGGCTAACTAAGAAGATACCATTTGGTTATGAACTAGATCCTGACAATGATAAACTACTTGTACCTGTAGAACATGAGTTAGAAGCTTTAGAGCTTGCAAAACAACACCTCAGACAGTATAGTTACAGAGCAGTAGCACAGTGGCTGAGTAAAGAAGCAGACCGTTATATATCACACATGGGTCTAAAGAAGAGAATAGAAGTTGAGCAAAGACGTAGAAAAGCATCTATCACTAAACGTAAGCTTGCCAGGTGGCTCGAAGAAACGCTTGCGGAAATCGAAAAACTCGAAACACAAGGAGTCGGTGCATACGCAGAAGCCAGCGGAGATAGCAGCCCCCCAGCATGAACCTATCCCAGCGCAGGTAGTAGCAACTGATTATGACGTTGAAGAAGCACAGGAAGTCGTATTCAAACCCAACCCAGGGCCACAGACATCCTTCCTAAGTTCTTCTGAAAGAGAAGTTCTATACGGTGGGGCAGCAGGTGGTGGTAAATCATACGCTATGTTGGCAGATCCATTACACGGCCTAAACGATCCAAACTTTTCTGGACTCCTTGTACGACACACAACTGAGGAACTAAGGGAACTAATACAAAAGTCACAGGAGTTATATCCACGTGCAATACCAGGAATCAAATGGTCAGAGCGTAAGTCACAATGGACTTCTCCTAAAGGTGGGCGGCTATGGATGTCGTATCTGGATAAAGATACCGATGTCACACGATACCAAGGACAGGCTTTCAACTGGATTGGATTTGACGAACTTACTCAATGGCCTACACCTTACGCTTGGGATTATATGAGGTCACGTCTTCGTAGCGCACACAGTAGAGAACTAGGACTATACATGAGAGCTACAACAAACCCAGGTGGTGCTGGACACTCTTGGGTTAAGAAGATGTTTATAGATCCTTCACCTGTAAATAAATCTTTTTGGGCAACAGACATTGAATCAAGTAAAACAATCGTATACCCTAAAGGACACAGCAAGGAAGGTCAGCCTCTATTCAAGCGTAGGTTTATTCCTGCATCTCTCTTCGATAACCCATACCTTGCCGAAGAGGGTGACTATGAGGCCATGCTCTTATCACTACCAGAGCATCAGAGAAAACAACTCCTTGAAGGAAACTGGGATATCAACGAGGGAGCAGCATTTCCCGAATTTGACAGAACTGCCCACGTTATCGAACAGTTTGAAGTGCCTGACTCATGGGTACGCTTTAGGGCTTGCGACTACGGTTATGGTTCCCATACTGGTGTTCTTTGGTTTACTGTATCTCCTGATGAGCAGCTTATAGTTTATAGGGAGATGTATGTCTCTAAAGTCACAGCTACAGACTTAGCTGATATGATATTAGAGGTAGAACGAAAAGACGGTGGAATGAGATATGGTGTGCTTGATAGTTCTTTGTGGCACAACCGTGGCGATACTGGGCCATCACTAGCTGAACAAATGAATATGAAGGGCTGTCGATGGCGTCCTTCTGATCGTTCACGAGGCTCACGTATCGCTGGAAAAAACGAAATACATAGGCGTCTAAAGGTAGATGACTTCTTAGAAAAGCCTATGTTAGTATTTATGAATAACTGTACTAATACAATAGCACAGATACCAAGCATCCCATTGGATAAAAGAAATCCAGAAGATGTAGACACAAAAGCAGAAGATCACTTGTATGATGCATTAAGATATGGTATAATGACAAGACCAAGAAGCAGCATATGGGATTACAACCCTGCTAAACAACGAACAGGATTCCAAGCTAGTGATTCAACATTCGGATACTGATGTAATAGAGTCTTGCCCTAAGTGCGAGATATCTTACAATAAGAATATGTGGAACGATAAATGTCCTAACTGTGAAGAGCAAGCTGCTTTTAATAACGGACCTTGGAGAGAAAGGAAGACAGCTAATGGCTGAAGAAATGTTTGAGACAGATGATGTTGTAGCAGCGGAGGATGCTGATGACAAGATCTTTGAGGAAAAGTCTAGTGTAATATCTTTTGTAAAGGATAGATACAAAAGAGCAGAGGATCACAGGTATGCTGATGAGCAGCGTTGGTTAAAAGCTTATCGTAACTATCGTGGTATATACGGAACAGATGTAAAGTTTACCGATACAGAGAAGTCTCGTGTATTTGTTAAGGTAACTAAAACTAAAACACTAGCAGCTTACGGACAGATAGTAGATGTACTATTTGGCAACAACAAGTTTCCTCTATCTGTAAATCCTTCTGTACTACCTGATGGTGTTGCAGAAGCTGTACATATAAACCTAGACCCTAATGCAGAAAAAGCAGCAGATGAAATAGCAGCAGTAACAAAGCAAGAACCTGGCAAGCCTTACCTATTAGAAAAGTTATTGCCTGGTGAAACTCTAGATGAACTACAAGCTAGAGTAGCTGGAATGCAGGAAAAGTTAGCACCTGTATCTGAAAAGCTTATAGAGGGTGAAGGTACTACAGCTAAGACAGTTACATTTCATCCTGCTATGGTAGCAGCTAAGAAGATGGAAAAGAAGATACATGATCAGCTACAAGAGTCTGGCGCATCTACTCATCTAAGAAGTATGGCATTTGAAATGGCACTTATGGGTACAGGTGTGATGAAGGGACCATTTGCTGTAGACAAAGAGTATCCTAACTGGGGTGAAGAAGGTGAATACGATCCTTTAGTTAAGTCAGTACCAGAGTGTAGCCATGTAAGTGTTTGGGATTTTTACCCTGATCCTGAATCCAAGTCTATGGAAGATGCTGAGTATACTGTACAAAGACACAAGATGTCACGCACACAACTACGTGGACTAAAGACACGTCCATACTTTATGGAAGACTCAGTGCAGCTAGCCGTAGACAAAGGACCAGACTACACACAGAAGTACTGGGAAATGACTATGGAAGATGATGACACTCAGCCAACGTCAGAGCGTTGGGAAGTGTTAGAGTTCTGGGGTTTTGTTGATACAGATCTACTAGAAGAACATGGAGTAGATGTACCTAAAGAGTTATCAAACTTAGATGAAGTTAACTGTAATATATGGGCATGTAATGGAGAAGTGTTACGTTTTGTATTAAACCCATTTAAGCCTACACGTATTCCTTACTATGCTGTACCATACGAGCATAACCCATACTCTTTCTTTGGCGTTGGTATTGCTGAGAACATGGATGATACACAGACATTAATGAATGGTTTTATGCGTATGGCTATTGATAATGCTGCACTATCTGGCAATCTTATTATAGAGGTTGATGAAACTAACTTAGTTCCAGGCCAAGACCTATCTGTGTATCCTGGCAAAGTGTTTCGCAGACAAGGTGGCGCACCAGGCCAAGCTATCTTTGGTACTAAGTTCCCTAATGTAGCAGGGGAAAACATACAACTATTTGATAAAGCGAGGGTACTAGCTGATGAGTCTACTGGGTTCCCATCTTTTGCTCATGGTCAAACAGGAGTTTCGGGAGTAGGGCGTACTGCTTCTGGAATCTCTATGCTTATGTCTGCTGCTAATGGTAGTATTCGTACCGTTGTTAAAAATGTTGATGATTATCTTATAAGACCTTTAGGTAGAGCGTTCTTTGCATTTAACATGCAGTTTGATTTTGATGAAAAGATTCGAGGCGATTTAGAAGTACACGCATCTGGTACAGAAAGCTTGATGGCTAACGAAGTACGTAGCCAACGCTTGATGCAGTTCTTGCAGGTTGCACAGAATCCAGTACTTGCACCGTTTGCTAAGATGGATTATATTATAAGAGAGATTGCAAAGAGTATGGACTTAGATCCTGACAAGGTTACTAATTCTATGGCAGATGCAGCTATACAGGCAGAGATATTAAAAGGCTTTCAAACACCAGCGCCAACACCAGAAGAAGGTGTAGCTGGTCCTGAAGGTCAAGGCCCACAGTCTGTAGCTGATACATCTGGAGGTGGAGGTTCACAAATAGGTACAGGTACAGCACCATTGCCTGAAGAACAAGGATTTACAGGTAATGCACCTCAAGCAGTTGGTTAATGATAAAGAATGTTACGAACAGTTTCAAGAACACTTAGATAACTTAATAAGAATGAGACAACGTGCATTAGAGTCTGCTAATGATTCTACCACAATGTACAGACAGCAAGGTGCGATAGACGCACTTAGAAAGCTAAAGCTACTGAAGGAGACAGTAAATGGCACTTGAAGATCAAATGGAGATGAGCTTTGGTAATGTACCTGATAATACTGTAGGCGTAGATCCTGTGTCGGGTAATGAGATACCACTAGGTTCTACAGCAGAAAATGTTAGAGATGACATACCAGCGCAGTTAAGTGAGGGTGAGATAGTTGTACCTGCTGATGTTGTGCGTTTTCATGGTGTAAAACTATTTGAAGATTTAAGAGTAGCAGCTAAGATGGGATACTCCCAAATGAATGCTGATGGACGTATTGGTGGTGAGCCTATACCTATGAATGGTGATGATGAGGGGCTGGGATTAGAGTTAGCTGATTTAGAAATAGCAGAAGTAATGGAAGAGCCACAGATGATGGCAGCAGGTGGATCACCTAGAAAAAGTTATACGTTTGATCAAGTAAAACAACGTATGGTAGAAAAGCCAAGCAAGCCTAAGTTTAAAAACCGCTACGAAGAACTAATGTATAAATTCTTTGGAGATAATGCAAATGATAAATCTGGTCCTGCTTCTAAAGCTAAAGATAAGCCTCCTATAGACTTTGGCTTTGGTGGTAACCCAATGGAACGAGCATCACGTAAGTATGGGTCAGAACCTACACCTACAAAAAATGAGCCATTAAGAAAGGCTCCAACTCAAAGAGCAAAACCTGCTCCATCTAGAGGTAAAACATTAGCAGAGCAAATGAACTTTCCTGGTTTTGATGAGGGTACAGGTTTAGTTACATCCCTAGAAGGTAAAACAGGTCAAATGTTACCTGAAGATTATGACCCATCTGTAGATAGTATTAACGCTGGTGGCGGTGTTATAGAGATGCGTGAGTATCAAAACTCTGCAGGACACACACTTATGATTCCATTCTTAGACGGTGTACCACAAACTGTTATTCCAGATGGATACTACCCTGTAGGCTCCGTTCCTTTAACTGTAGGTAACACAACAGGTTCAGCATCTGGAGATAATGATGACCCAGGCACAAGCATTGAGCCAATGGAGCCTTTTAACTATGACGAACTTAGCATAGATGAATTAGCAGAAGAAGTTAAAAACTTAAGAGAAACTCCAGGTGCTTTTGGAACTAGTTTGTTTTCTGGTATAATTGCATTAGCTCAGACTAGACACAAAAATAAATTAACCAAAGAAATACAAAGAAGACTAGAAGAACCATCAAGCTTAAACAATCCTAATGATCCTGCAGGTG